AATTAATATATCTTCTTCTGTATATTCATCAGTATTTTCAGAATGTATTAAAATATCATCTTTTAAATCTGTATCTTCTATGTAGATTTCTTTTTTGTCAGTTTCAATATCACAATCTCCTCGTTCTATTTGGGCGTTAGTTAATTCACAACCGTATTCTAATAAATTATTACTGCGTTCTATATCTCTCTCTACTGTTCCGTCATCAACTTCTAGTTGTGTATACTCAAGCTCTTCTCCGTCAATTTCAACAATAACTATCGGTATAGTTGTGGTTGTTGTTGTAGGAGGCGGAGGTGGAATAGTTGTTGTGGTGGTTGTTGAGCTGGTTGTTGTGGTTGTTGGTGTTGGTGCAGTAAATTTATAATATATATTATCTATTAGCCACCAATCGCCTAAGTTATCTGAAGCTCCTGCTATTTGTATTTCATTAATTGTTGTCCCTGTTGGTGCAGTTAATGTAACTTGATTAGGATTATTTCCGTCATTTGTAATAATATTAAATGTTGCAGAAGTTGAATTATCGTAATAAACAGTTCCTGTATTAGCTTCATCTACTGCTAGTGTTATAAAGCCTATTTCAGTAATTGGTTTAGTTTCAGAGTTAGGGAATGCAATAGTGAGTGTATCTGTTGAGCTGCGTAATCCCAATTGGTATCTATCACTTCCAAAATATGGACTTCCTCCGTGGCAATCCATATCCTCAATGTTGATACTTCCAGGAGCTTGGCTGTTGTCGCAATCAGTTTCGGCAGAAACAGCAGTATCATTACTACCATAAACGAGAGTAATATCTTCGTTAAGTTCTTGGTTATCAAAACCCTCAGTTACAGTAGTTTCTTCTGCGTAAATAGGTGCTGGAATAATTAATAGACATACTATTAATATTCTGGATAATTTATTGCCCACCACAGTTGCAGTTGCCGCAGCAGTCGCCCATTACCCACCTACCTTAAATAATATTTCTCTAATTACTTCCTCTATTATGATTAAATTTTGATTAAATCCACTAATACTATCTTGATAAGCAATAACTTGTGCTTTAAGTGTTGCAACTTCTTGTTGTAAATCATTAACTGTTTTGAATAACCAACCAACTAAAGCAGCTAAACCACCCTGTAATATTTGTCCGAGATTAACTTGTGCTTTCATTTTTAATCTTCGTATGTTGCCTTTGGTTTATATTGTTCAAGTGCGTGTTGGATAACAGTTATAAAACTTGTTAAAAAAGCTACACCAACTAACTGCATAACATCTGCGTCAATTATCCCACTTGAATTTGCTAACCATAATGATATTGCTGATTGTAAGCCTGTTCTAAATGCTTTAGATAGCATAAACTTCCAATAAGCTTTTGCATTTTTCATCAATTCTCCTATTCTTCTTCCGTCATCATACCACCAAATTGCCTACGGTTATAATCTTTACACCTTTTATTACCACAAATAAACTTGGAAGCATTAGAAATATATAATAAATCTTCTTTGCATTTTGGACATGAAATTTTTATGGGTGACCCCCAGCTAGACTATGTTCTTTCCCTCTAGTTTAGCATTTAGGTCTATTAGATTCCCGTTAATCTCAGATAGTTTTTCATTAATTGTTGTAGGATTAACCATTTCTGGTGGACTTGAATTAGAAAGTTTAGTTTCTTTCAAATTTATATTTGAGAATTTCATTGTTACTTTTTCGCCATTAAGTAAAGCGTCTCTAACCTTTGGATAAAAAGTTTCATACGCCAAACGACTACTTCCTATAAAACCGTCTTTACTCATATCTAAATCTTGTTGAGTTTGACCTACGAGATAACAACCAGCAGTATTTTCGTCTGTATTCCCACTATGAATAAGCACATATTTAAAGGACATTTTATCATTCTTAACATCTTGTAGTTCTAGCATACCCTTATGCCAACCTGCACCAAACTTTTTATCGTATCTTGCTTTTTCACGTGTATGATAGCCACCAACAGTTCTAAATTTAATTTCGTATTCGCCTTGTGGTATTGCTGTTTCTGACATTACTTTTTTATCTAATCTGACTTCATCTTCTAATCCGTAACACTCAAAAACCCCGTCTACGAATAGAAGACTATTTGTTGCGTCTTCTCCGAATTGGTGTCTTATAACATCTAATCTCATTCAGGCCTTTCTGGGAAATTTTCAATCCAATGCCAATTAAGTATACCACTTGTTGGTAAGTCTCTCAGCTTTTGTCGGTAGGTTTCCCATTCCTCTTTCTTTTCATCACTAAGTTGACAATTTGGTAATTGTGTCCAATCACATTCTAAAAGACGTTCATTTCTTAATTTCCTAGCTTCGCCCTCAGCATATAGCCTACGTTTTTCTGCTTTCTTTTCTTCCCAATTTTCAACAGGGGTAAAAAACATGTCCTCACTATTGTTCATATTTGCATATTAGCATAAAAAAAAGAACACAGGTTAGCGTGGTGGCACTAACCCATGTTCGAATTATGGTTTAGGATATTTATCTTTTACAGCTTTAATAGTTTCTTTCCAAGCGTCAATTCCATTGTGATAGATGTCATCAAGCTGGTCTGGAATACTAGGATATTCTGCTTGTCTGTTGTATTTATAGCCATTATCTTGCTCATCTAATTTATGATTAGCTAAGTCAGTTACAGCTTGTTCATACTCTGCATCTGTAAACTCACGCCTAACATTATTGACTTGAGCAAACATACCATCACCACCATTGGCTGTTTTCTTTGCACCAATCTCTGTCTGTGCTTCTGTTTTAAATTCTTCGAATGTTTTTGCCATAATATATTACCTTAACACACTTTTATTTAATCTTGTATAATGTTGCAGTACCACTTGTAAAACTACCTGTATTTAAATATAAAGTAATACCATTACTTGCACTAGCCACAGTATGTACCCATCCACCTTGATTACCTAATTCTTGATTGCTTACATTTGCTACACTTTCAACAGTTCCAAAAGAATATTCAGAACTTGAATTAAAGTTATATAAATATGCAATGGCATTTCCACCATAAGTATTTATATTATCTATAAAAAATACTTCGTCTTGATTTGCACCTGACCTTGTATTAAAAGTACCACTTGATAAAATTTCAAAGGCATAGTCATATTCACTATCTGTTTGTGCTGAACTACTTTTATTAACTCTTAATTTTACTTCTGCATTGGTACTATCAGGAATTAAATTATTACAAGCCAACATATAAACATCATCACTATTAATACCATTGAGTGCAATAGTAGAAGCTGATGAAGTTAATGTTGTTGTAGCTACTTGAATTAAATTACCTGCCATTAATCTACCCTCAATCCATAAGTCCTTACTGTTCCACCACCGAAATTATCAGAGCTTTCACCATTGTATAAATTGATACCTGTAATAGAAGTAGTTTGTTTTAAAACCCTTATTGTTTTCGTTCCATAACCACCTGTTGTACCATACATACCTTGACTTTGATTTATTCCAAAAGTATAACTTGATGCATCTGTTGGATTGAAAACATACTCTATTGCAGCACCACCCTCATCTCCAGATGTTAAATTAAAAAGACCACCATAATCAATATTTTCTCTTGGACTTGGTGTTGCTGTATTAGTACTGTGAGTTCTCATAGTTAATGTAGCAGTGGAATAATCAGTATCACTAACTACTGAATCTGAAGAATTTATATATCTAATATAAATATCTTTGTCAGCATTATAAATATGTGCAGTTGAAACTATCATATAAATGTCATAATCTGAACTAAATACATCAGTTATATTTATTGTTGATACAGTATTACTTGGAACAGTAGTTTCATTAATTAATCTTAGGTTACTCATATCTGTTTTACTCCATAGAGTTTTGCAGTACAAGAAAAAGTTCCAGCTCCCCTATATAATTTTATTTGGTCAACTGTACTTGCTTGTGGCAATACCCCACCACCAAAAGCCATATTAAAAGCAGTACTGGAATCTGTTAAAATAGTTTGCATAGTCTGAAAACTATACTTTGAACTATTTCCTAAATTATAAAAATAATTATATGAGTTTGCTTTTTCATTTGTCGTATTACCTGTGTTAAATGTAGCTCTTAAATAAGTTTCACTTGAATCATTTACATCACTATAAGTACCACCAGATGTTCCATATTTATAAGCAAACTGATAAACACTTGCACTTTCCTCTGTACCACTTTCATAAAATCTTATTCTTAAATCTGAACCATCTGTTGTAGGTTGAAAATCTATTATTTGTAAAAAATGAACATCATATTTAGCTTCTTTTATTGAAGTAAATATTGCTGTTGCATCCCCACTAATAGTTTTAGTTTCAATATGTTCTAATGAGCCAAGTTCTGCACCCATTAAGCCAAATCTTGCAGCCCCTAATGGCATACTACCTCCTAACTAAAATCTAATAATGAATTAAGTAGTGGTGTTCCTGCGTCAAAGAATAAAAATGTTAATAAATCAACATCATTAGCACCTGTGCTTAAAGTAAGCCCACCACCACCAGCAGTTAATGCCGTAACATTTCCACCACCATTAACTGTTACTGCGTTAATTGCCATTGTCCTACTACCTGTTCCGTCTTGTGTTACTTTTAATGTATAAGAAGAAGTACCATTAGTTGGTACATTAGTAAAATCTATATCTGTAACATTATGAGCAAGAGTTACAGCACCTGTGTTCCCGTTTGATAAATCAATAGCTAATGTTGCAGATGAAGTAACAGCTACATCAGTTTCTTTATAACCTTTAAGCTCAACACCATTTGCTGATGTCTTTTCTGATATAGTATCTACTTTTAATTCAGAAGCCATTATTCAAATTCTTCCCATTCTTTTTTATTTTCATTCCAAATATAAGCTTTATCATCATCTGGCATATCAGTTGGAGCTTTCCATTGCCACGTTGTTTCATCTAACACCCAGCTATTGTAAGGTTTTGGCGGAATAAATACATCATTCGCTGTATCATAAGTATATCCAATACCAGCATAGTTACCTCTAAAAGCAGTTCCACTATCAGTATGTGCGTTAGCTATTGTATTGTAAGAAGTTCTTTTACAGGTCTGACCTCTGAAATCTCCATACCAAGCTTCCCAAGAATCAAATCCGTCTGGTAAGTCATCAGTTTTATCTTCATCAACACCAGTGATTACCTCAGTTACTATGTTGTCGCTATTTATAAATGCATAATGTGCCATATATTCTCCTAGTATAACCTAAATTAAAACCTTTTCTATTATTATGCCCAACTCACAGTTCCTGTTCCTGCTGTTATTGTAGTTACTTTATCTGAACCTGTGGTTGCAGTTGATAATGTTAAACCAGATTGAGAAATTGTAAATGTATTTGGATAGCGAAGTATAACTACACCACTTCCACCAGAGCCTCCTGCATAGTTTCCTCCGTTGTTATTAGTCGTTCCTCCTCCGCCACCACCACCAAGATTAGCAGTTCCGCTAGTACCATTACTTCCAGAGTTAGTTACACCTGCACCACCTCCACCAGTAGTAGAGCCACCACTTGTATATCCAGCTCCGCCTCCACCACCTGCGTAAGCAACAGCAGAACCTGTTATTGACGAAGTGAAAGCAGTACCACCACTTCCACCTGCTCCTGAGGCTGCATTTCCACCTACGGCAGAACCACCTCCTCCACCACCGCCTGCCATAGTAGTATTAGCACCTCCATAAGTTCTACCGTCACCAGCTTTATATCCTTGTCCCGGTATTGTATCTCTACCACCTATAAGAGTAGAGTTTATACTTCCTTCTGCACCAGTAGAACCACCAGCTTGTAAGGAATCAGCAGTTCCATAATAATTACCGCCACCTCCACCACCATAACCGTTTATGTGAGCAAAATAAGATTGTGTACCAAGACCACCTGCTGTATAAACAGTAGCAGTAGCTGCCCCTCCAGCACCTATACTTACAGCGTAATTAACACCTGTTGTGCATTGTAAAGGTAATTCTCCAGCTACACCACCACCTGTATTTTCAGAAGCATAAGAGTTCCTTAGACCACCAGAACCTCCTCCACCACCTACTGTCCAATTAATAGAACCTCCACCACCTGCTCCGCCACCACCTATGATTAAATATTCTACTTCAATAGCAGAAGCTCCCGTCTCTACCCAAGTAGAACCTGTATAATATTCTACTTTTGACGTTGTAGTGTTGTATATTGTATCTCCAGCTACGCTTGTTAATGCGTTCCTATCGGTAGTATTATATGATTTTAATTTTAAAGAATTATCCATAGCGACATTATTAGTGTCATTTGTTGAAATTGTATTAGTTCTTAATTCACTCATGAGAAAGATATTGTTCCTGTCCCTGCTGTAAAAACTATATAAGAATCTGAACCGTCTGTTTGAACCCCACCGTCAGTAAGGCCTGTTCTTGTTCCTCCTATTGTTGCGTCAGCAGTAGTCCACCTAAGGATAACAACACCAGAGCCACCAGCAGAGCCATAACCTTGATAACTTGCACCACCACCTCCGCCTGTGTTTGCAGTTCCAGCTGCCCTACCGTCGCCACCGCCTCCAGCACCGCCAGAACCATTAACACTAGGATAAGAATAATTACTACCACCTCCACCGCCACCTCGTGTTACAGCAGAACCTGTAATAGATGAAGAAGTACCAGCTCCTCCATCTCCTGAAAGGTGTCCAGAAGTTGAAGCAGTACCGACAGCACCAGTGCCACCTCCACCAGCAGAAGCATAGTTAGTTGCAG